AAAACTGGATTTGCTTTAATCCATGCGGTTATACCATTTACAACTTTTGTAATCGGTTCGATAATTCCCAAAACGGCCGGCATAAGTAAATTGGCAATCGTTCCCACGGCTGCGCCCATAGCTTCTTTTAGGTTCCTAAATTTTTCCTCCATTTCTTCGCCAGCTTTTGCGGTTTCGGTTGACATTACCCGCCCGGCATCGCTCGCCTTTTGCTTCCAATCATCTAAACCTTTCGCACCTCCTGAAAGCACGGGTAATAATTCCACGGCTCCACGGCCAAAAACCTCCATCGCTAACCGGGTTCTTAAGGTAGGGTTTTCAACTTCCGCAACGGCTTTGGCAAGGGCGTCAAATTGCTGGTCAGGGTTCATTTTTACCAGTGCTTCAATAGGCACGCCAAGCCCTTTAAATGCATCCCTCAATTTAAGATTCCCCTCGGCGGCTTCCACGATATTTCTTTGCATAAATTTCGCGCCCTGCGCAACATTGTCAATCGATCCTCCGGTCATCCTGGCGGCATACCCCAAAGCAGATAATGACTCGGCTGTCATCCCCGTTTGCTGAGTAAGTCTAAAAATAGCGTCCCTGCTATCAATTGTTTTCATGACCATTGCTGTCAATGCGCCGGTGATAATCCCACCGGCAATAGCCATTTCTTTACCCATGTTTTGTATCTTTTGGGCGTTTTCCTTAAAAGCGGTTCCCATTTCTGATAAACTGTTTTGTACTGCTACAACGGCTGAATCGAATCCGCTCTTATCCAGAATAATTTTTGCTACAATGCTGCCGATATCCATTATGACTCCCTCTTTAACCTCTCTCGCTCATCTGGATTATTTCTCATATATCGCTCGGTCTCAAAATAACGGTTAAGCCGTTCCAGGGATTCTCCCGCAAGTTGAATATTTGTAGCAGGCCATGCGACTTTCTCTTCATGACGTTCGATACTCCTTTCGACTGAATCCTGATACCATGTTTCAAAGTCTCGTACATCCAATCTCCGTAGTGTCTCAAACGAAAAAGCTCCGGGATATTCTATTATGATACTTTGAGCCTTACGCCGCCAATTTCGATTTTTTTTTTCAGGTCTTCGCTGAGATAATTTTCTGGGTTCCCGCAAAAATCAGTGACATAAGCGAGGAAGTCAATAATTACTCTGATATCAATTCGTTTTGCAATCGACTTCGGCAAGTCGGGCAATATGATTTTTAATTGCTCGAAAAGATTCCCCGGGTACTGGTCTTTTGAATCCTTGCTTTTAGTTTTAGCCTCAACGGTGCTAAGACGTTCAAAAATTTCAATCGACAATGACGGCGCAATATAAGTCTTACCCTCAAAAGTTAATTTCAATTGGGGGTATTGACTAACTCTGTCCTCAACAATAAATTCCCTTTGCTGTGCCATTATGGGATCGCGGGTCCGATTCTATGAGTTAAGCCAAAGTCTGAGCCGGTGCCGAGACTTGGGAAAACTGTAAATGTAATATCCCATACGCGTTGATCTTTGACACCGTACCCAACGTCAAGCTTAGTTATTGGATAGGCTTTCATAAAATGCCACCATTGATTAGCATCAGCAACGGCGGCCCCATCCTGAGCAGGCTTTAAAATGAGTTCTTCGCTGAGATCATATAAATCCTCACCGGCGGCGTTGAAAAACTCAACCGACTGATTAGTTTTCACGGCGTTGTGTGTGACTGTCTCAATCTGAGAGAGCGTCAACCGGGTCGCGGGTACTGTGACTTCCTGGCTTTTGTATCCCATAGTCACCAAATCGACTTTAGTCAGGCCCATTTGATCTTCCTGCACATCAGCCGTAGCCTGCTCAAATTTCACCTTGACGTTGCCAATGCTCTTGCCAACTTCAAGGTTGTTCCAAACGATAATACACGGGCCTAAATCCCGTATTTGCATTTGTGGCATGTTGCCTCCTTTTTATCCCCTATAATGCCCAATCGGGAATAACATAGTCTTTTATACGTAAAACAAAGTTTGCACTAAATTGGTGCCGGCCATGATCATCCTGACCAATATATCCAGGCCAGCCCATCGAATTACTTGTTTGAATTTCATATTTCGCCCATTCCATCCAAACATCATCAATATAAAGGCTAGAACTGGCCGAAGTGTCTTTTGCAAATTCCAGGTGATAATCACTGTAAGTATCAAAGGTCCGTACTTCAAAAGATTGCTTTGTCCAATTGGCTGCCGGAAGTAATGATAATTCAGACGGCACTGCTGACCATAAACCAGTTGAAAAGTCAAAATAATAAACGTCAGTAACGCTTCGTAATTGCAGTTTAAAAGTTTTCCCCGCCGTGGATTGCAGATACCAAAACCAAAGTTTGTACATGGAAGGATACCAAAGATTTACTAAGGTATTCATGATTTTCAATTGATTGTTTCCGGCATCAACCGTCATTTTTGCCGCAAAACTCCCGGTCTTTTTTATCGTGGCTTCCCTATACAATTCGGAGGTTCCAACTTTTGTTTTTGTCCAGTTATTTGCTGCATTCGCCCCGGCCCATAATTCGAAGTCGCCATTGCTGACTTGATTTGTGCCTTGATATTCAACGTTATAAAGGGCTTGCTGGCTGAGTCCGTGGAAAAGTTGATACATAATATTCATGTCGGCTTCCGCATCGTTTATATCATCGGCCCTAGTGATGATTTGCAGCATGAAGTCAACACGGTCTTTCAAATCAAAATAAGTTTCACCGCCCGTTCGATTTAAAATGGTAACGCATCTGGGTGGAGCCTCCTGATCCGTATATTTAATCTGCAAAGTTGAGCCTGGCAAAAACGGGGTTTGATCTGCCACGAACTGAGCAATTGACTCAATAACATCCATCATAACCCTAACTCCGACTTGATATAATCAGCCATTAGCTTTAAATATTTCTGATTTAGGTTAACAAGTTTTGCCTCTAAATATTTAGGCCCGACCCCCGCTTCGCTCCAATTGATAGGTATTTCGACCTCATGCCACCTTGCGGCATAAGGCATTGTATAGGCTACTGTACCTTCGATTGTCTCTCCATGTGTCTCAGGATCACCCAAAACTCCGGAATCCCGCAAAGCTCCTGTTAAATGTGGAGTTCTGGGCGGTATTTCATCAGCGTCAATTTTCAATTGCTTCTGGGCCTCATGGAGTGCTTTCTTAGCCACGTCAGGAAATTTTTGTACGGCTAGGGCGATGATATTCTGGCCGACTGCTTTTGAATCAATTGTTATATTAGCGACTTCGCTCATGATAAATACACCAATTTATAGTTATTCGTGTTGAAAAGCCGCTTAACAACCATTCTCAAAACCGCATGATCAAACGAGTCAACCGTAACTTTGTCCAGGTGTTCAATGTTTACCGAAAAGTCCATATAAAGTTGAATCTCTGAAACAATTAATTCCCCGGTTTCGGTCCTCAACCATTTCGTTTTGCGTTCGACCCTGGCAGGGACGATAACTGTGGTATAGCTCACATTTTTATAGGCATCTATAACCTTTTTTTTCAAGAGCACGGTCTCAGTTTTATAGACATTAATCATTTGCTTGACTCCACGGTACTGCGTTTAAACCATGCGCACAATTAGGGTGGATGGGCGGGGTTTCCTCTGAGGTTAATTCTGGGTATTGTTCCGAAGTACCTGAGATTGAAAATATCTGGCCTTCCAATTCGGCGCATGCCTCGCACGGGCTGTCATGGGTGCTAAATTGTACTAGATCATCTCCCCATTGGGCGCATGTTTTCAACGTGGCCTGGGTGAGTATGTCAATGATCTTGGTACGAGCGACCATTTCCAGATAATAGCTGACCTGATACATACGCTCGCCGATAATGATTGTATCGAATTTCCCGAAAGTTTCCTCGAATAACCGCTTCAAATCCGTTTTGATTTCGCCCAGTGATTTAGTGGCGTTATATGGGTACCCATCTTTCGTATATCTGGTAATTACTTTTAAATCTTCTGTAACCAGATCATCAATTTCATTCTCGAAGTCCGTCTCTGAAAATTCCTGAGCTTTGGCAACATTTTTTAGCATAGTATATTCATGCTGCGCCCGTTCGATCAGGTCAAAATAAACTCCGGCAGTCATACGTGACCGCTTAATCATTTTGATCAAAGAAAATGAAAGATCCGTCATTAAATCCGTTATGGCTTCACCATGAATCTTTTCATTCTGATCTTTTTTATAGCCAATGCGTTTTAATCGTTTGGTCATTTCATTTTTTTTCTGATTGTAAACAGAACGGACAATTTCCCTTGAAATTGTATCAATTTCAGCAATGCCCTGCATGCTCACCATTTTAATCCTTTTCCTGGCACCGGAAATTTGACTTTCATTACTATCTAAGGTGATCCGCTTGGCAATATTTTTGATCCAGCCCAATATGAGGGACATGCGGTCTATTATCTGCCGGTGTTCAGTCATTATTGAATCCCCTCGTAAGGCGTTTGGTCAAGCACGTCGTAATTTTCATCGCGTTCCAGGTCGACAATTTTTAATGCCTTAGCTTTAATAAAAGCTTTCAGTAACGCATTGACAAACGGTGGTATCGGAAGTTTTTGAAGCCAGTTAGAATCGTAACTTTCTTGCACAATCCCCGCTTGGATTGTACCCTGTACCTGAATACCTTTTCGCCGATCCTCATCGGCTAAGTGAATAGCCAAGTAATAAGCCATTTCACCATTGGCTCGTTTTAATATTTGTAGCTGTGCGGCCGTGGCTGCTAAATAGGTCGGCACATTATAAAGCCCCGAGTAATAAATCCGGTTATACGCATTGACTACCGCTTTTGTTTTTTGTGCATTGGTAAGTAAATCCCAGGAATTAGTTTCCAGGCGTTCGTCTGTAAAATATAAATCAGCTTCCGGCAATCCGCTAAACCATCCAAGCGACATTATGCTACCTCCCTGGTTATCTTCATTCCCGCGACTTCATCCAAATCCATTTTTGGCCAAAACCGGACCTTGGAAATTGGAGACAAATTTATTATTTGTAATGCTGGCCGGTATTTTTTTATCAGGGAATATAATTCGACCAAGCCACTACTGAATACTCGCCAATTGTTAAGGTAATTGCCGTTTGTTGGATAGTCATGAAAATGTGTATGCCCTTGCTGATCTTGGCATAAATCAAACCCTATCAAATAAATAGGATTCGCCTTCAAAACAATCGCAAGCTGAATCGCTGAATATCCCGTGTTTGAATGGCAAAAGATACCATCTTTAAGGCTGGCAGATATTCCGGCGCGGCCAATATTTTTGACATAATAGCAATCATCCATGTGCCGATTAGCCGAGTCAACCCAACATTTTACCCCTTGATAGGCATGATATTTTTTATATTCAGGCCAATTTTTATTTTTGGGATTCGATAAATTGTTGTAATAATGAGCATCGCTCGCCAAGCTTATTGTCACATCTGGCAATAATTCATAAGCTCGGTTTATGCCTATCGACTTCTCTCCTGATAAAAAATTATTTAAAACCTTTGGCTTATACAATCGAACACTAGGCCCATTTCCGATTAAAAAGCAACGATGCCCTTGCCATTCCCCGTCAGCATATAGCTCAGACAATAGTTTTTTTGTTCCGCGTGTCCCGCCCTTCCAAGCGGTCGACCATTGCGCGGGTATGTTATTTGAAATGTCTTTTATGGTGATTGACTTAGAAAATATTTTATTTTTAAGTTCTTCGGTTATTAATAAAGGGTGTTCCATTTCGCCGGTAAATTTTTGCACAGGGTTTCTCGTCAATTCTTTATGGTTAATATTTTTGACAGTAATCATCATTGTTACAACAAGGATGACGGGAAGCAAAAAAGCCTCCCGCCATATATTGACAATTCTCAACGGCCCTTATACAGTCGCGCAACGGACAATTACGTCAGTGTCGCAAATTGCAGTGCCAAAGCTTTGCCACCCTACGGCCAAATCTGACCGGCTCAGAATGTCAAAGTCTGTGTAGATAGTCAAATCGTACTCATCACCATGGACCATGCCATTTTTAGGGATGATCACATAGTAAACATTTGTTGCCGCATACATCGTTGTGGGAATTATTCGGACATCCCATGCAATTGACTTTTGGCTTTGCGCAAACGATTGCAACATCAAAGCCACGGCCTTTTGCATTCTGGATAGCAATTGCACCGGGCATGATATAGCAAAGGTAGCAGTCAATCCATCCTCGCCAACATTACTGTAACCCTTATTTGCATTAAGGGTCAAAAGTTGCAAGCAAGCCGCGTTAATAGTCTGTGCGTCCCTGTTTGCCGTATATACTGGATCAGTTACGGCAAGGGCGGCTGGGTCAGGTGCTTGCCAAGCTAAATTGTTAGCTGCTGGCACTGCCTCTATAAGCAGATAATGGACCCTGGCCTTACTGGTACCCGCCTTATTCCTAAACTCAACGGCGTTACGTTCCAATTGCCAAAACTGTTGACGCTCGATCATCGACCGGGACCAGCCTAAACCGGCTGCATATTGATTAAAATATACGGTTAAATGTTGCCCCGTCATGGGATATACAAGGGCTTTCTCGCCGACTTCCGTTAACTGAAAAGTTAACGCGCTTTGTACCATTCCGACGTCAAACCCATCGGCCTTTAATCCCTGGGTAGGAAGCATCTCGAATAATTCCATCCATCCCAGATCATAAACAGTTTTCCAATGTGAGATTCCCATCAATTTGCGGTATTGTGCTGTAAAGACTCCGGCAGTTGCAAATTCCTGTGCGCCTGCGGCTAAAATTTCTTTGGCCTGGCGTTCGGGTTTTCTCGCCCAATAATTCAACGCCTGGTTTAAATCTCTTTTTGAGCTAGGCGTTAAATTCCCATTTATCCATTCAAGTTTATTCCAATTAATTATTTTTTCCATGTTTCACCATCCTTTAGGGCTGATCCGTCATATCATCGCCGCCCAAATCAATAAGGACAAATTCATCGTCTGCGGTGGCGTCCTGAACACATATCCCGATGCAAGTATCGGCTGGGTCGGCCTTCACATTGCCTCCGTAGCATGACCACGGGGCATTACCAAGTGAGTGATCAACATAAACCTTTTGCCCGACTAAAATTCCTTGTCCGGTGCCATGCGTTTTTCTGACCAGTATTTTTTCACACTGGTAAATTAAAATAACGTGTTCGCCTGGCGGTATGGCCTCCTCTGACATATATTTATCGTGCATACACACGCCCCAAGTCGATTGAATTAAAGCTAATTCGTCAACCGCGTATGTTCCAATTGCTCCGGTCGGAATGTCAACAAGTTTAAAACTCGCCCAATCTCCCGGAGGTGTTAACGTTCTCATCGTTTGCATTTTAAGTCCTCCTTTATCGTGGTATCAACGGATTTTTGGCTATTTCATCAGGTAAAAATTCCATTGGTCCAGGCATTTGAACTATTCTTGGGTCAAAAATTTCCGTTTTTTCTTTATCAGCTTTATCGGGTTCAGGTTTGGCAATGCCAAAAAGCGTGGTAAGTTCTTTGTACTCGGTAATACATGAGTCCATAAACTTTTGCAGACTTTCTTCGGGCTTCTCCGAGTCAATCGAAAACTTTTCAAACTGCTTTTGTACAAAAGCTTTTTGTTTGTCGTCAAGTTTTCTCTGATCGAATATTCCCGGAAGTTTAGCCTGCAATTCCGCTTTCTGGTTTTTTAATTGGTGTTTTTTGTTTTCTTCAACCAATGCCAAATTGCTTGTCTTGATTCGTTCTAGTTCCTTTTCCAATTTAGGATCGTTGCGAAACTCGCCATCCTTTGATTTCGTTCTGGCTTCGCGTCTGATCTCTGAAATAAAGGGGTCATTTTCAAGGTCGCCCTTTTCCCAGATTTCCTCAATCGTGTAGCCAGCGTTCTTAATTTCTGTTTTCAGTTCCTTTAAATTCATTTTTACCTCGTTGCCCTGCCCGGCAAACATCTGAAAAGATGTCAATAGCTGGGCCTCCGGGAAGCCTGGTTTATTCTGATCTGAATCGCCTAAAGCGATACCAGATATTTCACTAACGTCCGCGACTTCAATCTGATCGCCATTTTTCTGAATGATCAAATTGCCTTCAATAGAAGGCACGTCAAATTTATTTTTGGTAAATTCCGGCCGTAAATAAATAGCCGCAATAGCTTTCATTTTTCCGTCAATATATTTCACGGTCTTTCCGATCAGTTCGCCTACCTGTATTCGCCCTTGGTGATCATTGGTGCCTGGCTCATGACCGGAAAAAATCTTGGTACCTATTTTAAGTTTTTCAACCAGCTTTTGAATGGCTTGCCGATACCATGTTTTGATTTTATCGCCAATGCCTAAAAGTTTACCCTTTGAAAAGCCTTCATGACCGACTACATACGCCCGTACGTGTGGTTTAGCGTCCGTTTTTCTTATTTCGGCAAGCCTTTGCGGGTCGACTAATAAACGAATCTCACTTTCAGCCATTTCCTGAACCTCGGCAAGCAAAAACATTGATTGAATTTTTACCGGCTGAAATTCCTGGCCCTGGCTGGCCTCTGATTTCGTGATAGCATAATGCATGGCATGGGCTTTTTCAATCGCCTGCTTACGGCCATAGTCCGCAAACGAATAACATTTAATAATCGAACCTTCGGGCCTGTCTGTGGCACTATCTTTCTTTGGGTTGTGCCCGTGTACCACGCAAGCCCTATTCGGTTCTATTTTTATCATTTCATCCTTTCTTTGGTCGGCCTGCTTTGCTTTTTTTCTTGTCATCCCGTAACGATTCCATTATTTTTGCATCGTTTGAAGTGATAGGAGGTTCAACTCGTTTTTCTTCCTGTGGTTCCATGGGTACGTCAACCAAGTGTGAATATTCAGGTAAGTCTTTTTTTATGATGCGCGTATATTTTGGATTTTCGGCTAAAATAACACCGGGTTTATTTTTGTGCTGCTGCGATTTTAGACTGTCAACAATAACGACTTGCTTCTGTTTTTGGGGTTCGCTGATAATAACTTTTGGCTTTAAATCCTGCGGTTGTAAAGCCTTAGTCGCGGGGGTATCTTTTAGCACAATTTTATTTATCCTGTTTTTTATGTCATTAGCCTGGATCATTATCATAAAACCTCCGTTTGCTTGGCAAATTTATTTTGTTTGTTTTGATTAAAACCGGGTTGTTGGTTTGGCTGTTGCTGACCGGGAATTTCGGCGGGTACTTTAAACATATTAGTTTTAATATTCGCCATGTCCTTTTCTTCCTGGTCCGAGAGTCTTTCAAGTACTTGCCCGACATCAATTCCGGGTATTTTTTCTAAAACTGTTTGTCGGTCAATATTGCCGTCTCGAAGTAAAGGCAAGAAAAAATCTTTCAGGCGTTGCCAATCCGCATCGGTAATTACTCGAATTGAATTTTTTATCCTATTGCAATCGAGTTGCTCATTTGTCTGCTCAACTTGCAATGCCATTGACTTACGGATGATCTCATCAAAAGCGCCCTTGATTATATTTCGTTCCAGGTTAAACGAAGCCCATACAAATTCCATTTCATTTTCCGCAAGCCGTTTATTACTCATTACTTCCGGCTCGAAAAAATGAACAGGGATTCCCGTTGCTCCTGAGATTATTTTTTGTAATGCGACTTTTTCTTTTTCAATGCTGACAATACCCTCCATATTAGCAGAAGTGAGTTGAAATTTGCCAATATGGGATAGCATCTTGCCAATGCGCCAATTTATCTTAACTAAGGACTCGTTCATTAGCTCGACCAAATCCATGTTTTCCATTTCAAAATGTGCGGTAGGGCTGGCAAATAGTTTATTTATTTTACGCCAATCGGATTTACACTCATCGTACATATCAATTTCAGTGAGGCATTTCCAAATTTTCATAGACGCTCGGTTTGGGTCAGTTAAGTCGCCTCCAAATTTCCGGTAAACAAATTCTTTGGCCTCAAGTGATCCGGCGGCAAGTGTTCCCGTAGCATTCCATTTTACACCGGTGTAAATCAAATAATCGTTTGGCTGCGTCAATACCGTGTAATTATATTTTCGCCATGGCACAAATCTGATTTTTATCATGCCGGTTTTCTTGACTTCATTCCCATCTGAATCTATATATTGCCATTGGTGACCAGGTTCGGGTATTAAATGCAACAATAATTTCCCCTCAATTCCCATGGCTTCGTTGATAATTTCAATAAAACCTTCTTCGTCAAGATTGTTATGGTCGAGTAATTCATTGATAAAAGCAATTTCCGCATCGGCTTCACCATCGGTTATTGCCGTGGTTGAAAAGCCCTGACCGCATGTAAAGCTCGACATCGCTTGTATAAGTGCAGAAGTCAGGCAAACGCCGAAAAGAGATTCACAATTGTATTTTTTTGCAATGGCTTCAACTGCTGTCGGATAGCTCGTATAGGCATTCCCCTTGTAAATGTTCTTCATGTTTTCGAGTTCTGCCATAAGGTTAACCGTTATGCTCGAATACTCCTGTACCTTTACAGACAATTTTTGATTGGTCTGGCTTAGCTTTTCAAGCTGGCCTTCCATTTCCTGCATTTTTGCACGTCTAAATATACTCATATTTCCATCACGTCGTAATCAAGCATTTTTGCCGCCATATTATTAATATATCGTGAACAATTATAAAAAGTTAAAAGAAAAGAATCCGCTTTATCCGGAGAATGGCCTCCCATGCGTTTCTTATATTCGCTTTTTGGTTCGACTACTTGCCTACCTTTTGAGTCCATTGGCATTTTTTTACGATTGACAAGTTGAGCTTTTAACTCATCATCAGCCGGACATGATATTTGAGGTATCAATTTTGCAGTCTCGAACCACATTTCGCTTATAGCATTGGGATATTTATCTGGATTATTAGCGACTTGCTGGAAATTGATAGGCACAATATTTTTATAGCCGCGTCTTTTCATGGCATCCGTTACCGCTCCACCTATCCCCGTGTCATCAATTTTGGTAACGACCTCATTAGGAAATTTTTTAAAATCCATAAATTTTTCAAGTTCATCTGAAAGCATTTGAGTATCAAGTTTTGCAAACGTTTTCCCCACTATTATTTTCATTCCCTTTCGTTTATAAAATTGTGAGGTATCATCTCCAAATCTGGCAACGTCAACCCCTATTTCAATGGCTCCGTCTGTATTGAAATTTTCATTTTGGCTATTTTCAATCATTTTTATAGCCTGAGAAAGCGTTACAATTGACGCTTCTGTTTGATCTACTACCTGCCCCCTACATTTAGTCAGATATAAAACTGAATCCTTGCCCCATTCGTCCTGACGCTCCCTATCCCATTCAGGCGTTGAAAGCTGGGCCCCGAGTTCAACAATTGATTT